GTCTTGGTCTAACTCGGTCATCAGAGTTTCCTGTATGAATTTGTTCTGCCTCCATATAAAAAATCCGAACGCTATCGTCATCGCTACGGGTATTCCAAATTCTTCCAATATTGTAAGTATATCCATTGTTCTCCATTAGGCTATGCCCATAAAGGGTATCGCATTATCTTCCATTAAATCGCACATTTGTTGATAAGTATCTTTTTCTATTTCTACTAACATATCTTCTTCTTTATAGAACTGTCTATCTATTTTATTATCTATTTCTATATCTTTAGCTATGTAATCTATGAGTATATTTAGTTTTTCGTGCATATTGATTACGTTTCTTAGTAGGATTTCTATTGCTTCGGCTTCAGAGTCTTTCATTATTTTTTCCTCAAGTTTTCTTTAATCAATTTACTTAAATCACGTTTAACATTACTAATAATTTTATTTTTTTCATTTTTATCTGTATACCAAGCTATAAATTCTCTTTTCTCAACACCATCACCACGTCTATGGTAATCTCCGTAACCCTCATAAGTTATACCCTTTTTTGTAGCTCGTATACTATTTACTAACTTATGTGTTCTAATTAGTGGTATATCGTGTCCTTTACGTTTAATGGTGCTTGGTGCTAATGAAGGGGTTACTTTCCCTGCTCTAATAAATCTTCTTGAAGCTGATGCTATTTTTTGGTTTACAGTATCAGTAATCTGCTCTATAGTAGCTTTATTATTGAGTTTTTTAATTAAACTGTTAAAATATATGTATTTATTGACTTTGATTTCCATCTTCTATTTCTTCTGGTTGTATTTCTGGTTGTATTTCAGGCTGTGGGTTTTCTTGTTCCTGATTCTCTAATAATTTAACACTTGCTTCTTCTAAAGTCAAGTCTTTATTGTATTCGACCATTAATTCTGCTTTGCTCATTAAACCTAATGTTAGCCTGTGATTGTCAAGAGCTATTTGGTCTTGTACTGTCATTGGGTACTCAGGTTCATTAAAGTCTAGTTTTAACGCTTCAGGCATATTAATGTTTAATGCTTGTGCTATTTTACGTTCTACTTGATACATTTCGTGTTCATATCGTGTCCATAGTGCTAAATCGTCTTGGTAATCTTCAAAACTCTCTAAATCCTTAATTTTTAAGGCTATACCACTAGGTGTTTCGCCACCATCTTGTGAAAATTGTACAGATAAATGGTTATTTTGTGCTACAAGCTCCATTTGGAACTTAACATTCTCAATAACTTTAACAATATCACCTGCTGGTGATTTAATATCATAATTAGCTGTTTCAGGTAGCTCTAATATTACATCAGACCCAAATCTTTGCCTGTTACCTAAATCTGCTCCTGATACTACAGGTTGTCCAAACATTTGAAATCTTAACCCTAACTGCATCTCTGTCATTGTAATGTTTATGTGTTCATTAGCATTACATATATCATTTGCTCCTTCTACATAAAAAGAATCACATTGATGTTCTCTATGAGTAAATGTAAAAGGTAAAATACCATATCCGTGTTCTTTTTGTTCTAAAATAGTACCATCTTCATCAAAAATAACATATTCTAACTCATTCCAATGTATATATTGACATTTATCAGAATTGCTAGAATCTTCTGTATAATTCATTAATGGATATGAAATTGCTACAGGTTTAAAAGGGTCATTACCAAAGAAAGGATGAAAATAATAAATAGGCTGATAATCAAAGTAAGGCATTTCTCCATCAACATACATAATTCTTGTAGCTATTGTTCCAATTAATCTTGTCATTCTTTCTATATGTTTCATTTTTGAATCTTTTAAAACAGAAAAATTATTATACTTTTTATTTACATTTCTACTTGCACCAATAGTATATACTCTTGACATTTTGTTTATGAATTTTTTAGTTATATTAGCTTCATAAGGAGGAACTTCTCTAAACGCTTCCAAATCAAATCTTGATGCTATATAATTTGCAGTATTATTACCATTGTAATAGTCTAAAAGTTTATTAACATAATTTTCTCTTTGGTTATGATTGTAAACCTTTAATTCTTTTAAACTTTCTTCTATTATGTTTGTTTCTTCGTATATCATCGCTGCCTCACCTTTATTTGTCTGTTTTTAATTGGAAAATGATTAATAAAAAAATATCTTAATTGGTCACATCCGTGGTCGTGATAACCATCTTTTAATGGGTCTTGTTTTAACGGTTTACTATCTTGTGCTTCTGGGTATCTGTAACTTTCTAAATCTTCTGCCATACCGATACAATTGTTATTTAAATGTAGGTATCTTTCGCTATTTGCGTTTTCTATAAAACTCCTAACGTGATTTACACCTGCTGATATGCTTCTTGATGCTTTATCAGTTATTGTGTTTACTGCTATACCCATTTTTCTAAAAATTTCTATATCTCCTACGCCTGACTGTCCTTGTGCTTGTAACCCTGCTGGGTCACCATAATATTTTATTACATTATAAGGTTTATTTTTAATTCTTTGTGCTAATTCATCTGTTTTAATGTTTGTTTCGTGTATTATTTCATCTATCATATTTATATGCCATTCACCATTTACTCTGTAGGTTTGATACCATCCCACAGAAGGCATCCTGTACCCAAAATCAATACTACAAAAAGTAGGAAGATGTGGGTTATAAGGATAGTAACCAACATCAAGATTCCTATCAAAAGGATAAACCCTGCCTTCAAAACTTGTAAACTGAGCTCCATACTCTTGGTCATATAGCTCTTTAGCCATATTACGCTTTCTTTCAATAAGAAACCTGTCGTCTTGACCTTCAGGAAAAGCAAAATCATTATCCCAAGATGGAGCTTGATGTGACTCCCAAAGCTCATCACTTTTTCCAAGTAAGAATAAATCATATAACCAATTAAACCCTTCTGGTGTTGAAATAAATACAGCTTTCCCTTTTCTATCAGATAAAGTGGGAGATAAATACATATCCCAAATTCTAGGTCTTACTTTTGCTGCTTCGTCTACTATTAACAAATCTAACCCTTCACCTACAAGTGAATCAGGATTGTCTGCTGATTTAGCTTCTACAGTTGTACCCCACTTGAATTTGATATATCTTTCTTTTTCGGAAGCCTTAATAATATCGTTTTGATGTCCTTTTACCATTTTTTCCCATACTTCTCTGAACATCAAGTCGGCTTTATCATACGAAAGACCTACAAGCCATATACGCTGATTAGGCTGGGAAGCATAAAAGGTTGCTTCCATAGCACTTGCAGTCGTCTTTCCAAATCGCCTCCCACAAACCATAACAAAAAACCTTGCAGATTCTTTAGTAGGAAAGTGCAACTTTCTCTGACCCTCGTGTGGTTCGTACCCTAAAAAGTCAAACCATTTTTGTTTGTAATCATTTAAAACTTGCATAAGTCTACCATTCTAATTTAACTTACGAAGTAGGAGAAATGCAAGATATAGTATTTTGCAATTACAAATACACAACATATAGGAGGGCAGTATGTCCGAAGAAAATGTAGTATCAAACGAAACAGAAGTGGAAAAAGGTACGGAGAATGTAACTCAGGATTTAGCTCAGAATGAGTACATAGCAGAAAGCAAGAAGTATAGAAAAAGAGCTCAAGATGCTGAAAATAAGTTAAACAATCTACAAAAAAAGTTAGAAACTCAACAAAATCAAAAACTTAAAGAAAATGAGGAATTTAAAACTTTAGCTGAAAAATATGAAGCTCAAGTTAATGATCTTAATCCTTATAAAGAAAAGTATGAAGGTTTAGTTGAACAAAGAAGAACTAAATTGTTAGAAAGATTACCTGAAGATAGGCGTGAAACTTTTAAAAACAAAGATTTGGATGTATTAGAATTTATGGTTTCCGAACTTAAATCTAAACCTTCTGAGCTTTCTGCAAGAAATCTTGTTGGTACTAAAAATCAAGAATTTGGTGGTTATAGTTCTTGGCAAGAATTTGCAATAAAAGACCCAAAAGGTGCTTCTAAAGCTATTGAAGAATCTACAACAAACTTTATAAAATAAATTGTCAAAATGAAGGTCTTTTTAGACAGCTGAAAGACAATAAGATTGGAGAACTAAAATGGCTAATACAGACGTAGGCATTGCAGCTGGTGGATTAGGAAAAACTATAGCAGCAGCAATCGTACAATTTAACAAGGCTTCAGTTACGCCTAGAACTATATCTATGGCACCTGCTGTAGCTGGTTCAAACACAGTTCAATTTCCTGTGTATGCAAAACTAGGAGTTACTGATGTAAAAACGAAGCAACTGGAGATGAAGATACAGAAGTAGCAGCAACAAGTATCACAACAACTGCAACTAATGTTGAAGTATTAAGAAATCATATCAATGCTAGAATCACAGACTTAGCAGCTTATGGTAACAATGATGCTTTAATGGTAAATGCAGGACAAGTTCTTGGTAATGCAGTTGCAGCTGAATTTGATGCTAATATCTGTGCTTTATTTGATGCCTTTGCTACAACTAAAGGTACTGATGATTCTTTAAGATTCATTGATATTATGGATGCAGTAGCTTCATTAGAAACTAATGATGCACCAAGACCATACAGTGCAGTATTACACCCACAACAAGTATATGGTTCATTCGGTTTATCAAATGAATTAGCACTTACAGCAACAGCTTCAAGTGTTGGTGCTTTTGCACACGGTGGTGCTTCTTCAGTAGGTGAACAGTTCTATGGTGCTGGTTTTGTAACTAATATAGCAGGTATTGATTTCTATACATCGCCTCAAGTAATTGATGGTGCTACAGGTAGAAAAAAAGGTGCTATCTATTCAAAATCTGCTCTAGGAGCTGGTTATATTGACTTTGGTGGAGGAAACTTCATAGAGTTAAAAACTGAAAGAAATGAGCTAGGTGCTTCAACAAATATGGTTGCTAACGGCTATTGGGCAGTTAGTGAGCTAGTTGATTTACACGGCGTAGAAATACATACTGAAATATCTTAATTGATATACATACAGGGGGGTGTAAAAACTCCCCTGTTACATATTATGAAAAATAAAAAAGACATAGGTAATTTAAATAATAAAGAATTTGGATGTGAATTAGATCCTACCAATAAGTTAAAACTTGTTGAAGATAGTGACAAAGGACAGAAAGCATATTACAATGGTAAAGAAATGAAATATATGGATTATATGCAAGAAGTCACTAATAGGGTAGAAAGAAATAAAAAAGGCAAAGGTGCTGATAATGTTGGTATTTTTGGTGGTGTAAGTTTTGACGATAATGGTAACATAATTAAATCTTAAATGGAGATAAAAATGGCTGAAGATAAAAAAGAAATTAAAAAAGAAGTAAAAAAAGAAGTTAAATACAAAATTAGTAAAAAAAATGGTAATGTAATATATAGAGATTCGCTATCTGAAGCTGAAATCAAAATGTACAAATCTAAAAAGTGTAGTGTGGAGGAAGTATAATGAGAACTGGAAAAAGTGATTATAAAATTATAAGAGTTACACCTACACTTGATACAAATGCTTATGCTCAAGGAGATGTTTTATTTATAGCAACAGAAATACCTAATGCAGTTATTGGTAATGGTGGTTGTTCTAAATTAGTTTCTATGTATATGCTTACTCAGAATACAACTCGTATTGATGTAGATTTTGTTTTTAGTGAAAATAGTGCAGTTTATGGAACAATAAATGCAACTGCTAATATTGCAGATGGTGATTTAGAGGCTGCAAATGTTACAGGTTTTATAAGTTTAGATGCAGGTGAAATTTCAGCAGCCACATCACAAATTGATACTTCTGAACTACTAAGAGTTGGAATGAATGATGCAGGTGGTAGTTCAACATTATTAACATCTCCACTTTTACTACAAGCAGCAGATGACAGTACAAGTGTTTATGTTGTAGGTATATTAACAGGTTCAGCAACACCAACTTATGCAGCAGATGATATAGATTTAATATTTCATATAGAAAGATAATGTCTGAATTACAAAATGGTAAAGGCGATTCTTATAGAATNCCTATAACTGATAAGCAGTATAAAGAAAACTACGACAAGATTTTCAAGAAAGAAGAAAATGAGCTTAATAGACAGCATTAAACAGCACGAAGGTTATGTAGGTATAGTATATAAAGATAGTTTAGGTATAGATACTATAGGATANGGCTTTGCAATTAAAGATTTAGAGTTGGATAAAGACATTTGTGATATTATTCTTGAACGTAAATTACACAATTTAGAAGATAGAGTTAATTTAAAGTTTAGTTGGTTTATTTATATGCCACAAGAGATCAAAGATGTTGTAATGGAAATGTGTTATCAGTTAGGCGTAAATGGTTTTTCTAAGTTCAAGAAAACTGTTTCGTATTTACAAGATAGACAGTTTGAAGAAGCATCAGTTGAGATGTTAGATAGCTTATGGGCAAAACAAACGCCTAATAGAGCAAAAGAATTAAGCAATAGGGTAAAAGAGGTTGATTTTGGACATTGACAGTCTAAAGGTTGGTACGCTTGGTTTAAGTGGATATTTTGTAAAGTGTATTGATTTATTTGGTCCAGTTGTAGAGATGGGTTATATGGTAGTCCTTATTGCTTATTTTTTATATCGTATTAAACAAATAAAAAGTGAGATAAAATAAATGGACAAAGGCGTAGTTAAGAGAGTAATAGTAACGCCTGACAAACATTTTCCTTTACACGACCAACCAGCGATTAACTGCCTAAAAAAGACTATAGAGATAGTTAAGCCTGATGCGTATGTAGATTTAGGTGATGTCGGGGAATGGCACTCATTTAGTGCTTGGAAATGGAAAAGAAAAAAAGCTCCACCACTAGAATACCTTATAGAAGATTTCGATAGAGATGTAAAAGATGTTAACGCTGGTATGGACCAAGTTGATGAATCGCTAGATAAAGCGAATTGTCACGAGAGATATATTACAGAAGGTAACCACGATAATTGGTTAAACTTTGCTGTAGAAAAATATCCTTATATTCCACAGTATAAATTCGCTAATGCAGTTAATTTGCAAGGTCGAGGATATAAATATATTCCCTTTGGAAAACACTTAAAATTAGGTAAATTATACCTATATCACGGACATTTATATGGAGGTCAATACCATACTTCCAACCATTTGCGTAAACTTGGTTGTAATATTATGTATGGACATTGGCACGACCTCCAACAGATGTCTGTTACCCATAAAGACGGTCCTAAGTCTGCTTGGAGTATCGGATGTTTAAAAGATATGAAAGATGAAGCAAATTCTTGGCTTGGTGGTAGACCAATTAACTGGGCACACGGATTTGCGATAGTAGATTTTTTTAAAGGTGGACTATTTACAGTTCACATAATACAGATAATAAACGGCAGAACTTCATTATGGGGTGAGCTAATAGACGGAAATAAGAAATGATTAAAGTCTTTTTAGCAAGATGGATAGCCAAAAAAGGTGGAGTTTTTGTATTGTTAATGATTGGTGATTTAATAGTAAAAACAACTAAGTCTAAAAAAGATAATAAGTTGTGGAATAAAATTAGACCAATAATAATAAAATATAAATAGGAGAAACAATATGTTAGATTTTTTAATGAGTAATTCAGGATTATTAATGGGTGG